AGCCATCCGGCTTGCTGGCTGTTCGCCGCCGGTGGCACGGTGTAGCCATCGATGATCAAGGCGCTGAAGGCCACGATCGGCTGATCGGGCAGGACGAGGCTCGTCCCGCCAAGCCCGTTCAGCGTGAGCGTGGTGGATTGTGCGAGGAAGATCCGGCTGCAATAGTTTTGAATCAGGCGGCTCGTGGAGGTGAGCAGGCGGCTCAGCAAGGGATCGGAGGCTTGGGTCTCAAGGGTGAGCCAGGCCTTGAGGCTCGCCAGGGTGCAGAGATCGGTGGGTTGCGACACAATCGTCTTACTCCGTCAAATCCTGATGCCCCATCGAGACCAAGGCCGCGACGTGCTCCGGACGACAATAGAAGATCCCGTTCTTGCCCACCTTGAGTTCCATCCCGTCATGGCCGATACAGGTCGCATCCTTGATCTGGCAGCGCATGCGGACATCACCCAACTGCTTGACCGGCTCTTTGTCTTTCTCATCAGCCATCGTGCATCCTCGTAATCATCAGTGAAGGAAGAGGGGGCGGCACGCCCGCGCGCGCCGCCTGGGCGACTCGGTTGCTGTTATCCGTTCGTGATGTTCGTGATCACCCCGAAGGCAAACGGGGCAAAACACTGGAGCACTTCGTCGGCATAGACGCCGTACTCATAGCGCCGCTTCACGACCGGCCATTCGATCTGGTAATAGTCACGCCGCGTCCGCACCTGCAGGACGTTCCCGACGTTCGAGATCGGGTAGGGCAAGGCGCTTGAATAGAACGCCATCGTGCCCGGCGGCATCGTCGGATGGATCTCGATCTTCACCTGATAGTTGGTGATCTTATTCAAGTAGGAGCCGAGCACGGCCCCGGCATCGAACGTGGTCACGCCCTTCTTCTCCGCATCGATGTTGAAGCGGAAGAGGGGGGCGGATCCGCCCGCGATGATCTTTTTATTGACGTTCAGCAGCTCTTGCGCGTTCATGAAGATCGTATCCGGCGAGAGCCGGTACAAGTTCCAGAACTGCGCAAAGGCCGCATCGATTTCGGTGATCCCGCCGGCACCGTCTGCGGTGAGCGCGGTCCCGGTTCCAGGAGTGCCGGTGGCCAGGGCCTTCACATAGGCACCGGATGAGCCTTTATTGATCTGCGTGAGCAGACCGTCGAACACCAGGGCGTTCGTGCTCTGATCGGTCGCCGGCATCGACGCGGCGGTCTGCGCACCGGCGGCGTTCGCAATGATCGACACGCTGTTGATCGTGGTGATCGCGCCGAGCACTTCGGCTCCGGCGGTCGCCCAGTACCAGGCATAGCCCACGGCGTTCGCCACGGCGGGCACGGTCGCGCCACAGGATCCGTTCGGGCCGGTGATGGAAGCGGTTTGTGCGGCAGACTTCCGCGCGGCGCCCCCGCCATACACATCCACGGTGCCGTCGGTATTCGTGCGGGATATCGAGGCCGGGACGACTGCCGAGGCAATGTTCACCGACTGCCCGACGAATCCGTTGTTCGCACCGGCGACGGCCCAATAGGCGTCGTAGCCCAACGCAATACAGATCACGCTCAGGGTTTGGGTCGCGAGCGTCCCGCCCGAGGCCGAGGCGACCATGGTTGGGGTGGGTGTGGTGCCCAGCAGCACGCTGGTATTCCCACCCAGGATCACGTTCTCCTCCGCGATCATCGTGGAGCGCAGGAGACCTTCCACGGCGATGCTCTTGATGTCTTCAAAATTCTCCGCCGCATAGTCGGCTTCGAATGTCACGTAGTCTTCCAGCCCGATCCCGCGATAGGCGGCGAAATAATCGGCGGTTGTGCTCACGATCGCGCCGCCTCGGTTGCCGCCGGAGACGCCAGGGGAGAGCATCCCGGTGTTCACACCGGTCACGGCTTTCCAGTTCGCTTGAATGCCGCCCTTGCCGCTCACACGCGGGATCCGGTTCCGCAGCGGGGTGAGGACCGGATAGAGCTTCTTGCTGGGCGCCTCAAGGTCGTAGGCGGTGATCCCGGTCGTAGCCGAGCCCGACTGGGTCCAGGCCTTCGCCAGATCCTGTGCCTTGTTCAGGTCGAGGTTGGGATTGATCGACCGGAGCAGCTCGACGGTTTGCTGGATCATCGCTGCGTTCATGGGGGCTCTCCTTGGTTAAAAACAAAAGGCCACGCCAGGGAGCGGTCTCCCCACGCGTGGCCTTTGTCCGTGTGATCGGTGTAGGCTTATTTCTTCAACAGCTCGTGGATCTTCTTCTTGAACCCCTCCAGAATCTTCAGCATCTCGATGAGCAATGCGCGCTCATCAGGGGAGAACGCCATCTAGGCCGCCGGCTGCATGTACGGGATGGGCTTGCTGTGCGCGGCCTTGATCAAATCATTCGCGGTCGCAGTCGCCGGATCGAGTGCTTTCTTGTCCACGCCTCCGCCGTCCTCTTCCTTCGTCACCGCGCGGGTGTTGCCTTTGCCTGCCGCCGGCTGCTTCTCCAAGGTCTCGATGCGTTTCGCGAGCGCGGTGTTGGCGTTCGCGAGCTTCGTGATCTCGCCGGTCAAGGTGGTCAACAGATCATTCGTCTTTTTCTGCAGCTCGCCCGACTTCTGGGCCATCGCCATGGCGTCATCCTTCTGCGCGGTCGCATCGGCATCGGTCGCCGCTGCGCCTGTATCACTGGCCCCGGTATCGCCGCCGGCAGTCGTGGCGTTGCTTGCATCGCCATCCGCCAGGGTCTTCATCTCGCCGAGGCTCATGCTGTTCAGGGCATCCAGAAGGGCCATCATGGGTTTCTTGACATTCTTCGGCACCCCGCCGTCTTCGCTCATTTCCTCGAGCGTAGACATCAGCGTATGGACGTCATCCGGGGAGACCTTCGCGAGTACGCTCACCTTAAGTAACGCAGGGCCCAGGGTTGTCTTGGACATGGCAGCTCTCCCTTGTGTTTGGAATTTTCTGAACTCGACGGCGCCGCCGTCCTTGATCATTTGAAAGAGCGCGGTCGGGATGCAGGGCGCATCGACGAGCGAGCCTTCGGAGGGATTCGCCACATAGCGCGTGAGGTCTCCGTCCGGCCACTGCTTCACATATTTGCCGCCGATCGAGAAGCCGGTATAGACGCCCTCGGTGACCTTCTTCCATTCGGCGGGATCGACGACCTTCGCGCCGACGTGAATCATTTTGTTGGCATCGTCATACTGGAAATCGATGAACTTGCCAGCGGCCACGGAGCCGTGCATCGCGCGCAGGTTGCCCAGGCTCTTGCCGTCGGTGACCTTCTCGAAGTGCTCGTTCCATTTTTCAAAATAGGGTTTGCTCAGCGCGTAGTCGAAGATCTCGTTCGAGCTGTCGGGGATTTCTGCGGCGAGGACGCCCCACACTTCTTGCTTGGTGGCGTCCACTTTCGTGAGCGGGACAATCAGCTGCATGGTCGGCACGGTACAGCGCACCGCAGGCCGAGGCTAGGACGAACGAATACCAACGGGACTAGACGAGCGATTCCTCGGAGCGGTCGGCGACATCCGCCTCGTCGTCTAATACCGGCAGGACATCACACTCGCAGTTCGGGTGATAGGGCGGCCCGTCATCTCCACTCGGAAACTCATCGTCGATCGGGATGGGGCCGGCATCGGCATTGTCTGGACAGTCGCAGGTGTCGGCGTCATCGTGGAGGTCGCTCAAGATGCTTTCCTTCTGCTCGACGCCCATCGTTTTGTAGCCTTCGAGATTGCCCTGCACGTCGGCCTTGGCGGTTTCGGTGCGCGCGATCATCTCCGATCGGTGTGAGCCAAACGCCTCGCTCAGATCGAGCCGTTCTGCGAGGGTGTCGTTGCTCCATCCCTCATCGATCGCCTCCTGCACGAGCTCACGGATTGCATCCCGCGTGCTCTCGGTGATCGCCCACTTCGGGTCTGGGTTCTGCATCAGGTGGCCGGCGACGATCTTCATGCCCACCATCTCGGCCGCACGCGCTTCGGCCCAGTCTTCTGCGCGGGTGTTGGCGAGGGTGGTGATGGCATCGAGGGGCTGCTCCGCCTTGCGGGCCCGGTAGCGACGGATCTGTGCGATCGCTTGCTGCGCCCCGTCCTGCGCCACGCGCACGAGGATGGGGGTGACCTGTGGGATCAACGCCTGCCAATCGATCCGGATATGGTCGACGCCCGCGAGCAGATGCGCGCCCGGTCCGATCGGGATCATGTAGGACTTCAGTTGATGGAGAATGGACGGGATCTGCGCGTGTAGGAATTCAGACAGGACCACGGTGAGCGCACGCCGGGCGGTCGTGAGCACCCGGCGCTTCCTGCTGATCGGGACGAAGCCCGCCGCTCTCAGTACCGATGCGGGCTTTTTTTTTGAGCCTTGGCGAGTTTCGCCGTGTCGGTGGGTTGTGGGATTGTCGCGCCGACCGGCACGTAGCCTTGCGCCGTGAGCACCATCGGCGTTGTATGTCCGGTGGGGGCCCAGCCGCGGTCCGCACGCACTTCGTCGATCGAGCGAATGCCGGACTCCACATAGGCCTGGTCGACCTTGGCTTGCTCGCCGGGGTCCATTGATTCGGCGTCCTTCATGACGAAGCAATACTCCGTCTTGCCCAGGTATTTGTTGAGCAGCAACGTCATCAGGTTCTCGGTCCACTTGATCAGCGGCACCAATCCTTCGGCCTTCGCTTCTTCAGCTTGCGACTGCGCCGTCGCACGGTTCTGCTGTTTCACGAGGAAGCTGGGCGACACGCTGAAGGCGTAGCAGATCACGCGCGCGAGCCACTCGTCGTATTCATCCTTGAGGGTTTCGGCTTTGGTCGGCGTGTAGTTCTTGCTGATATCGCCCGGGATGAAGCGCGCATGCCGACGCATCGCGGTGTTCCCTTCCATGAGCGAGTCCCAGTAGACCTGAAACGATTTGATCTGGTCGGTGGTCCACGTGGCCGGCATCCCGATCAATGCCTCGGGCACGTTGCCCTCGGTGTAATACTGCATCTGGTGAATCTGCCGGCGGATCGCGATGTTCACCGTCATGATCACTTGCTCCACCGGCGAGTAGCCGTAGAGCTTCCACGTCCGGAGATTGCGCGGGACATAGATCAACTCGTCCGCGCTGTAGTCGTGCGCAGGGAGGCCTTTCAGGATCTGCTGGTAGGCCACGTCCGGCGGCAGCGGGGTCCGTCCGCTGTCGTCGATCTTCCGCACAATCGTGCCGCCATCGATCGGTTCGAATCCGTAGAGCGCGCCGCCCTTGTTCAATCGCGCATAGAGGCATGGCGCATCGATCACGAGCATGTCCTCGAGGATCATCCGATACCACGTCTCCCAGCTATGCTCCTGATCGGGATAGGCGAAGAAGTCGGAGAGCTGCTGAATTTCTTGCTTCTGTTCCGGTGTGGGGCGCGCCTGGTCCTGTTTGAGCTGGATCACCCAATTGAGTTTGACCAGCTGATCCTTGCGCGTTTCGATCACGATCCGGATGAGATCATAGCTATCGGCGAGCGTGCGCAGCATCGAGAAGGAGATCGCTTCGCCGGCGCGCGGCGACGTCTGCAAGTTGTAATAGACCGGGTAGTCGAGCTGCCGGCCTTCGGTCTGATCCTGTGCAATCGGCGCGAGAGGTTGGCCGGAGCCGAACCAGGAGGGTTCTTTCCCGGTGACCACATAGCGCACGCCTTCGACGACGCGCGCGATCAGGCTCGTCGGCACCGGCGCGCCCATCGTGTCACGGACGGTTTTCTTGAGGTCGCTCATGGACGGATCTCCTCGAACGTTAGAATTGCTCTTGATTCCGCAAGTCGGCATAGGCCTGCGCTTCCGGGGCGCGGAGCAGCAGCAGATGCACGCCGTCAGGCCGCTCGTCGGCGACCAGCACTTTCAAGTCGCGCGCTGGCAGATCCTCGAATGTCTTGAGCCAGTCACGCTCGAGTATGATTTCTGTCTGACGGAACTTCTCCATGATCAGGCCCACGATCTTTTGCCATTCCATGTTCTGCGCTTGTGTCTCGGTCAGGTCCGGAGGCGCGCTGCTCTCGAGGGCCACGGCCATCCGCTGAATGATCTCGATCGCGGCGGTCATCCCCGAGCCCCAGGCGAGCGACTTGTCTTGCTGCGCGAGGTAGTGCTGCCGGAGCATGCGTTCGATCGTGCGCGTCATGTGGGCATGGAGACGCGCGAGCTGTTGCTCTTGGGCGGTCAGGGGGACGCTCATGTCGATCCTTTCGGTTGCTTCGCCTGTTGCTGCTCCGCATAGAGCCCGGCGTAGTAGTCGAGGAGCCCTGTCGTTTGCTCTCCTAACATCAATTCGGTGAAGGCCCACACGAGCGCGTCCATTCGGTCCGGAGAATCGGCGCCGGGGATCCAGTTGCACATCTGGTCTTCGAGCTCGGCGAAGGTGCCGACGTGGTGACAGCGGCCCTGCTCGTAGAGTGCCCCAATCGGTTCGGCCCTGGTCAGCTTCCCTCGGCTCGCATGCACCGGAACAAAGCGGACGGTCTCCTTCGCGGCCTCGGCAGCGGTCTTCACGGTATAGCCCACCATCTCGCCGCCGTTGTTCGTCTCCCCCACGATCGCATCGGCCTTCCAGTCCTTGTACAGTTCGACGGCCTTGGCGCCCCACTGTCCTGGCGTATAGTGCCCGGTCGCGTCCTGCAGCACATAGCCGTGTGCGTCCTGCCCCAGGCCGGCCACGACGATCCCGGTCTCGTCGTTCTCCTCATCGCTCGAGGCCGCCGGGTCGATCGCGATCACGATCCGTCGAAAGAGCGGCGGCACATCGACGCGATGCTGATCGAGCAGCGGATAGGTCCACAGCGCGCCGATGAGATCGTCGAGCAGATCGCCGTCGATCTCCTGTCGGCCCAGCCGGGTGCCTTGATACTTCTTCAGAATCTTCGAGAGGAACGTGGGCGCCAAGTTCGCGGCGTTGAGGTAGGTGCTGCCGTGCGTCACGATCGTGCTGGGATCGCTCAGGATCTCTCGCATCGTGGGTGTCGGCCTGGGCGTCGTGGTGACGCAGGCGCGCGGGTCTTCCCCGAGGCGCAGGCCGAACATGAAGTTGTCCCAGGTCTTCTGCGGATATTTAAACTTGGCGAGCTCATCGACCCAGCCGGCGTGATGCTGCGGGCCACGGAGCGCGTCCGGGACTTCGCCGGAGAACGACGTGGCGATCGAGCCGTTCTTCCAACTCAGCCGGCGCTTCGTGGGTTCGTAACGGGGACGCTCGGTGATCGAAGCGACGGTGAGGATCCCTGAATCACCTTCGATCATCGTGTCGCGCACGTCTGCCGGCGTCTTCCCGATCAGGCAGAGCCGGCGTCGTGGTGTGCGTGCATGCCTCAAGATGAACTCAGCCCCCATGCGCGTCTTCCCATAGCCTCGGCCGGCTTTGACCATCCATGTGACCCAGTCGCCCCCCGGCTCCTGCTGATCCGTGCGACACCAGAAATCCCACTCATGTTCCATCGCCTCGAGTTCCGCCTCGCTCAGGCTCTTGAAGAACCGCAGGCGCTCCATTTCGTTGAGCGAGGCGAGCCAGCTTGCCATGTATCGAGGAGAGCAATTCTTCGCGGGTGGCATGCGGGGCGTGTCCTCCTTGGTCGTAATAGAAGTCGCGGTACTTCTCCGGCTTCGCGGCCTTGAGCAGGAAGATCAGCATGGTGTCGCTGTATTTCCGGATCGCGCCCACGGCCTTGCCGGCGAAGTAGACCGGCTCGAGTGTGCCCTCCACGCCGCGCCGGTGGGCTTCTTCTTCCATGCATTCGATCGCGACGACCTGGGCGTCGTCATAGCCCGCTTGGAACGTGCGGTCTTTGCGGAGCCAAAACTTCACGCTGTTGCGTGAGATGTTGATTTCCCGACAGGTCTTCGAGGCGTTGCCGGTCTTGGCGAAATGCTCGAGGAACTTCTGTTTCTTGAGCGTCGTAGCGGTGGCGCCCATCAGCGCGACTCCTGCTTGCGCGTGATCACTCGTCTCCCCTTTTTGTATTCGGGGGCGAGAGGATCAGGCTCGAGGATCATCCGCTTCCATCCTGTGCCGATTTGATGCTCCGATGCCACGCCATCGATCACTGTTCGCAGCGAGTGCGTCCCGTTTTGATGAATGCCGAACCGTTCCACGCCAGAAAATTCCACCACTTCATCGGCATATTCGTAAATGAATATATACTTAGGTATGCCCTTGAGTCTGGCCTTATGCTTCCCCATCATCGTGCCTCCCGCGTGGCGATATCGTGCGTCTGATTCCAGCGCTCGACGATCACGTCGCAGTAATGCGGGTCGATCTCCATCGCATAGCAGCGCCGCTCGAGGGGCTCGCAGGCGAGGAGCGTCTGTCCGGATCCGGCGAAGCCATCGAACACGACGTCATGGCGCCGGCTGCTGTTCCTGATCGCTTTGGCGACGAGGCCGAGCGGTTTCATCGTGGGGTGCGCGCGGCTCGCCGAGGGCCGGTCCTCCTCCCATGTCGAGGTCCGTTCGCGGCGCCGGTATTCTTTCACAATCGCGAGCAGCTCGGCCTTGTTCATCGAACCCACATCGGCCCGATCGTCGAGCACGGTGTCCTGCGTGAAGTCAGGGAGGAAGTAGTGCGCGGCGCCGGCCTGCCAGCCGTACAAGATCGATTCATGCCGCCAGTGGTAGTCCTGCCGGCCCATCACGAACTGCTGCTTGACCCAGACGAGACACTGTCGGAGTTGCTGGCCGGCGTCCTGGAGGCCGAGCCTGAAGGCGGTCTCGGTGTTGCCGGGTGGACTGCACACATACCAGGCGCCTCCGGGTTTCAACGGCCAGCAGCGCGTAGCGCGAGCGATAAGCTCGCGCGTCCCTTCATCGCCGAGGTCGTCGTTCTCGATCGTGAGTTGCTCCTCGGTCTTCCCGACGTAGTCGACTCCATAGGGTGGATCGGTAAAGACCAGCGAGGCCTCGGCACCGTCCATCAACGTCCGCACGTTGGTGAGGTCAGTGGAATCGCCGCAGAGCAAACGGTGCGGACCGAGGATCCAGATGTCGCCGGGGTTCGTGATCGTCGGTCCGGTGGGGAGCGCCGGCGCGCTGTCTTCGGTGATCGCCTCGGTCACGAGGAACTCGTCGAGCTCGTGGCTCTCGAAGCCGGTCTGCGCGAGATCGAATCCGGCGGCCTGCAAACCTTGCAACTCGAGGGCGAGGAGATCGTGGTCCCAATCGGCCCACGTCACCGAGCGGTTCGCCATCAGTCGGAATGCCTTGACCTGCTCGTCGCTCCAATCGTCGCACAGGATCGCCGGCACGTCGGCCAGGCCGAGCTGTATCGCAGCCTTGAGCCGCAGGTGTCCGTCGACGACGAGCCCATCGCTCATGCAGAGGATCTGGACTTTGAATCCGAACTCCCGGATGCTCGCGACCATACGGTCGACGGCCTGGTCGTTCTTCCGTGGGTTGTGGGCGTAGGGGGTGAAGTCTCGTGTCGCGCGCTGAACGATCGTCGTGGTGGTCATCGTGCGCGGATACTCCACCGTCTACCGTCGTGCTGTCCAGGACAAACGGGACTGTTAGAGAGTTTTCGCCGCATCGCGCCTCCACTGCATCAGCGCCACGCTATAGCGCCACGTGAGGACGACGGTCAAGAGCGCCAATCCCCACAGCTGCTGTTGGTAGACGATGAGGTAGCACCACAGCGCCTGGTTCACGAGCCCCACCGCCCATCCTTGCCACTTTTTTCTCGCGATGAGCTCCATCGACAGCAGTGTCATACACCCGACGATCCAGTCCATCTCTCTCCTTCGATCACTGATCCAGTTGGTGTCAAGTTGTGCCACTCAATAATCGATCGACCTCTACTTTTGGAATGCGGATTGCTCCGTTAATCCTGACGGACTTAATCTTGCCTTCTTGTTCATGGCGGTAGAACGTTGTACGACTGATTTGCAACGCTGCCATCACTTCGCGAGGTTTGAACAACCATTCGTTTAACGGCATCTCGCTAACGCTGATTGGCTGGATCTCCTCCTGATGTTCTCGTCCCTTCGTTGGCATGACATCGACCTGAAGTTTGCGTATGACATCGGTATACTTCGCTTCCCTGTGTTGCGCTCTCGCCTCATAGGCTCGGCCTTCACGCTCGGCGAGCATCTTTTCGACGGACAATGGTGTCTCGACTCCTTCACGCCTGATGCCTGTTGATTCACGCCTCTTGTGTCCTAGAAAATAATAGCCAATCCAAAATATGTCGTGACGTATGTAAATCCACCCCATCCTTCTCCTCCTGATGTTCTCCTACTCGAAATAATCACGCTGCACGCGGAGCACTTCTTCTCGTGGAATCCGGAGATCAGATTTCACGCGTTTGGCCTTGATCGTGCCGTCCTCTACCATGCGGTAGAATAGTGACTTACTGATCCGCAGGTAGAGCATCACTTCCCTCGGCTTGAGGAGATGAAACGCCGGCAACGCCGACGGATGTTCAGGGACGCTCGTCATGTCGGACTCCCTTCGTGCATGCCTACGACTAGGCCCGACAGGCTTTTTAGCGTGCACAACGTGGGTGGTGGGCGAATCATCCGCTCCCCGCCTTCCCGGTGGCTTCCAGGGCCTTCTGCTCGAAGAATGCCTGGAGTCCTCCGGTGATCAAGGTGAGCCCATCGCCGTCGGTGTGCCGGTCTCCGGTCGGGTCTCTCGACTTATCCCCAGTTGTGGATAAACAATCTTCTTCTTTGGTTGGTCGGTCGGTCGGTCGGTCCTGCGTTTTTGAACGGTTCTTTGGGGGGTTCTTTGTCGGTTGTGGATTGTGTGACTGATACGAGGCTTGGACAGCTTTCCATTTCGCGGGGTTATGCTTATATTTAATCTGGAGGAACCGTCCAAAATAGTCCCACCAGTCGTGAACGCGAAAGTGCGGCTTCCGGTCGATCCAACACGATGCGACCATCGACTGCACAAAGAACTCCGATCGGTCTGGAACGAGGCCAACGCTCCCCGCCAGCACCTGATCGTTGAATCGACGCAAGTCGCCGTCCGGTGCGTAGTCAACACACCACCACCAGAAGCGATGCAACTTGCCCAGCGTTTCGTCGAGAGTCCATGTCATACGTCCAGCTAAATCGAGCACCTTGGGGTGCGTGCTCAGGGCTTGATGCGATTCAATCCAGGCCACTCCTCTCCCCTTTCCTATCTGCTCATGCCTCTTCGATCATGGATGTGACTCGGAAATCCTCATGGCATTGTCATGACTCATCCTCCTTTCTCCCCGCGACCGGCGGCGTGGCGGGCGGATTATTTGTCGCCATAATCTTCACCTTCAGGCAGGCCCATCTCTCTGTCTGCATCATCCGACAACGCCTGATCGTCCTCTTCATTGCGGATCGATTGGTTGGGATGATAGCCAGGTTTCAATTTCTTGTTCGTGCTGCTCGCTGGTGTTTGTCCATGTCCAAATCTACTCATCTCGCCTCTCCTTCCCTCGGCGGCGTGGCGGGCGGCTTAATCAACTTCTCTTTCATCGGGGCCATCAGATCAATTAATTGCTTGAACCGCTTCCGTTCGTACCAGTGTGCGCGTTCATCCTCATTCATCGGTTTAACGATGGCCAATTCCTCATCTGTCAAAAGGAAATATCGACTCTTCTCGCTATCCAGCAATTCATCCCAAGAACGTAAGTCATGCGGTCGTTCACTATTCATCTCGCCTCTCCCTCCCTCGGCGGCGCGATGGCCTGCGAGGACCATTCGCCCGGCAGTTCATCTATAAATAACGCGACGGTTCCAATGTTGTGCGTCTCCATCGTGAACACCTCTGATTTCTGTATGTGCGACTGGGAAATGTTCAAGACCGTTGCCTTCCTGTCTTTACTGAAGCGCCACCAGTACCATCCAGGAACCGTGGGTTTGTTAGTGGTCCAGGTCATGGGAGGCTCGCCCTTTAGGTAAAGTTCGCTACAGTGTGCTCCCTGATGATTCAACGGAAGTGCACAGAACCATTCCTCTTGGCCGTTCGCCGGATCAGCATATTCAATATAAGGACATTGCTTGTTCACGGCTTCCCCTACCGCAGAGCGGCGGCGCGGGCGCGGCACCATGTCAATGCTTTTTGCCTATATTCATAACCACTCACGCCGAAATCTTGGCGATTATCCAGATAGTCCGCCGCCTCCTCCACCCCCTGCGCCATGGCCTCCCGCAAAAGTGGAAGCATCGCGTACATAAAATGCTCTTTGAATTGCCGTGCAGGCTGCTGGCCTTCCTCGTCACCATAGAGGAAATTGTAGAGAGCCTGCTCAACGGCTTTCTCTAGTTCCACCGCCCGCGCCAGGTCAATGTCCGAGGGGATCGAGGTGTCGTGCGTGCTCATCAGCGACTCCCTTCTCGTAGGCTTCGCGCAAGGCGGCGGCGATGATCTCAATAGCCTGATCTTCGATGACCGGCAGCATGGTGTGCCACCCGTCAGATTTGCGGGTGAGTCGTTCATACACCGCCCGCGCCGTCTGCTGGTGGTCTGTCATGATAGCTCCCGCTGCGCCGAGTCCCACGCGCCGTTGAGTTCAGCCATGCGCGCATCCGATCCGCCGAGATCAGGGTGCTGCGTCGCGGCGAGTTTGCGGTAGCGATCGCGCGCCTCGGGGAGCGTCGGCGTATGTTCAAACCCGAGCACATGCCGCCAATCGTTCGGCGAAGGCAGAGCCGTGAACCCGAGAAAGGCTCGTTCCAAAATCATTGCGCCGCCGTGCCGCTCGATGGCTCTCATGGCTTCGAGTGTGGCCGCGATCGCCGCCAGGTTGTCGGCCACTTGGGTGTACTGATCGACGGCCATGACCTTATGCTGGGGATCTTTCGCGTGCTTCCAATACACAGCCACGCCGGGATCGATCGGCGGCGTCTGATTGCTTCTGGGGAGTCCGTCGAGACGCGGCTGCAAGTTGGTAGAAATGATGATGTACTCGGTATCCCAATATCCGAACAGTCGCAGCTGTTCGAGCACCCGCCCGACACCATCCGCAATCGAGAGGCGATCGTGGTAACGCTTGAAGTTCGCGTCACGTCGGCTGCCGCTCTTGGCACGACGCCAGCCAGCCGGCCACAATAACGGAAAATTCGTCACATCACGCCCCCTTTTGCCTTAAAGAATGTGCAGGCCTGGTCTTTCTTTCGAATATCGGTGCCCGGCCCGCGCGTGATCTGAAACTCCCCACACTTGAAATATGTGCCGGCGCGCCTGATCGTGACGAGGGAGGCGCAGTCTCCGCAGGTCTTGCCATCGGGCCCTCGACCGGCGATCTCCCACCAGGGCCGATGGCGCATGGTGCGCAGGACCGGCTTGGCTCCGCCGGACAGCTTGCGGATCGTCGAGCCGATGCCATGGCCGTCGGCGATCGCGCGTTCATGCCGCAGCTGAATCTCCTCCATCGTCAGGGGTTGGCCGTCGAACAATCCCATTGCCGTCACCTCATCTTCTTCAGGTTGTCAGCCTGCGTACCTTCCGGCTCGATATCCTCAAACAGCACCGGGATCTTGGCTTGGAACTCGGCGAGCAGCGGGATCGTGATCTGGCGCATCTGCGGGTGCGCTTCTCGCGTGGTTCTCATAAGCAGGAAGTGACGCCAGTTCCGGAGGTTGCAGGTCGTGACAATGCGAGAGGCGAGTGCATTGGGAAAGACTGAGCGGGCAATCTGCGGAGTTGCACCCGACCTGATCATCCGCTGGTATTCCACCTCAGAGAACCTGATCGCGTCGGCCCAAATCCCTTTGCTCAATTCATTCATCCCTTGCGGCTGAATAAACGACGCGGGCATTTTCTTTTCATAGTTCACGAACCGCGTGCTCTCCTGCGTGAACGAGGCGAGCCGGTGCCGCACCCATTCGTGCGTGATGCCACGATCGACCACGGCATCCACCGTCACCACCGCATGCTCGACGATAGACCAATCACCTTTGCCGAGGACCACGGCTCTCAGAAACCGCTCCCAGCTGCCCTCAGTTTGCGCATCTTCCGATCGGTGCGAGATCCGCCCACACCATTCGATCTTCTTCAGCAGCGCAACGCCGGCGGCCTGATCTGGCACGTCCATCAGCTGGGCATAGGGTTCCACAATGTTCATGGCTGCGCTCCTTTGCGTTGTTGGATGTAATGGTCGAGATACCAGCGGGCCTTTTCGAGATCCTGGATTTCTGTGGTGGCAGGCTTTTTGCCGGCCCGCGCGATGTACTTCACGGTGTTGCCCAAGCAGAACCCCAACTCCCAGGCGTCAATGACTTTGATCGCCTCATAGGGGTCGTCCTTGCCACCGTAGTGAGCAGGATGGTTGACGGCTTCCATCTTGTTCGGTTCCATGTCAGTCATCCCGGTACGGCAGACTCGCCGGGTGCTGCGGGGCCATGGCGTGCTTCTCGGCCCACCCCGCGAGGGTCTTGTGCACCGATTCGATCGCTCTCTTCATGGCCGCCATGTGCGTCGGGCCTCCGCGCCGCTTCCGAAATGTGGCATAGACGTCTTGCGCGATCGGCTTCGGCACGAGGCGCCAGTGCCCCCTGCACATCAGCTGCGAGAACGGAACATCGAACGGGCAACCCTCGATGGGGCACCTGTGAGTCACAACGGTCATGCGTGCCGCTCCAGAATGTCTTTGGCGCCGCGCAGGGTGGCCAGGTCGGCTTCCAATTGCGTGATCAGGTCGTAGATCGCCGGCAGCGCGACGTTGTGCCCGTTCGTTGGAGGATTCACAATCGTCGGCTCGGCCAGCACGATGGGGGCATGCGCTCGTTTGGCCGGAAGTGGCGCCGGAGTGGTGACAAGCTGGGTCGATGGGCGCTTGGTATATGTGCGTGTCGTCTTCCCATCCTCTGGCAAGGCACGGCCTTGAGACTTCGCATTCGAGAGGCGTTGCATGTCTCGATGCTTGGGACAGCGCACACTATCTTCAGCCGCCTCCTCTGGACATAATCCTTTGCTACATCGCGCCATGGGCTTCTCCTTCTTTTGCACCGCCGAATGATTCCGCACCACATTCATCACGCTCGACACCAGATCCTCTTCGGTCGGTCGGCGAGGTTCGGGTTCTGTCACAGCTTCAATCTCCTCGACGTCCTCGTCGTCCACGTCCGTGTGCTCGTCGCAGAACGGGAGAATCGTGACCGCCTTGCACTTCGGATATTCGCAGACCTGGAGCGCCATCGGTTAGACTGCCTTTCGTCGCTGATAGAGTTCAGCCCAATAACGGTCAGCACAGGCTGGATGAAAAAACAGGCTTCTCCCGCACTCCCTCATCTCGATCTCAGGCGCCCACACCTTGCAGTCGCGGCACTGTCTGGCGTTGGCATTCCCGCATGCCCGATAGGCCCTAGCTCGACGGTGAAGCAAGAAGTGATAGAGCTGATTTTCACAAATCACAAGATTGCCATTGCGATTGTCGGACCTTCGCTCATTGAAGTGATGCACTTGAACGCCCGGTGGGAGGAAGTAGCCAAGAATAGCTTCGGCGATAAGATTGTGCTCCTCAACATATCCACCACTCGCCCTTGGATGGTCAGGTCGCAATAGATGAACATACCCATCACGAACGACGCGTCCACCTTTCCATCCGTTGGCATCCTCGCCGAAACGAATGCGTGCGTGATGTCCCTTGATAAACCTCATGGGCTGGCCTTTTATCACTCCATCCCGTGCATCGCTTTGTCTCGCGATATTGGTCAATCCTCCGCATCCGCACTCACATGCGTTCATTGGTCTCATCCTTCCCTTTAGGAGAAGGTTTGCTCTCCTGTTCACGCTCATGGGCATTGAGCGGACGATCTTCGACCGTCTCTCCAGTGTCTTCGCGAATGACGCGCACTTTGTTGGCTCTCAAATCAATCTCCTGCCTGCATATAACAGCGGCCATCTCAAAGCCGTTGTGAATGGCATGCGCGGCGTCCGCCTGCTTCTTGTAGGAGGTTTTGATCATGCCCTTGATGCTATCGGTCACGTTCTTGAGATGCACGGCGAGCCGCTCCTGCTCGATAAATTCCGCGTTCTCCACATCGTGCAGGGCCTGCTTGCGGTAGACGTCCAGTTTGACCGGCAAGTGTCGGGTGATCGTGAGGGCCTTCGAGTCGCTCATAGCAGCCAGTCTCCATTCGGGTGTTCTTCGAGGCCCACGCGAATCTCCACGCCGGGCGCATCGTCGTAGTATTTGCAGGCCTTCATCCAGACGACTTGCGCGTCGTCGAGATACATGACGCCTTTCAATGCATCTTTAATCGAGCGGACCATCTTGTCCAAATCGGGGCGCTTGGTGGCAAAGAGCGTTTTCGTTTTGGGATAGCTCTTCGGCTTGGGCATGAAGAACCGCAGCTCGAGACACACCGGACCTGTCAACGGTGCGGGAGGCCGGTTCCGCTGCGCCTCCCCGCTCACCGTCTGCGCCCAGCCCTTGTTCTTGGGATTGTCATTCGTCACGATCGGGAACCGCATCCCTGGCCGCATGAACGATTTTGTGGAGCCCTTCGTCTGAGGGATGCCATAGATGCGGAAGGTGATCATCAATCCGCCTGCCGCCGGTTCGGCCAGGCTCGCATCTGCGCCGCGATCGCACGCGCGCCGACGATCTTCGGATGGTCCACCCCCATCGTATGCTCGTTGAACTCGATCCAGGCGTCGATCGTGGCCGGCGCAGAGAAATCCTGCGCCCGCAAGGTGAACGTCGGCTCGTGTTTGTCCTTCGCCTTCACGAAACAGGCATAGTCGCTGTCCATGTCCTTCACTGCGATCGGGGTGCTCGAGTCGGTCTGTGGTTCCATGCCATCCTCCAATGATTAGTACGGGAACGCGGCGCCGGCCCGCGTCCGCATGAACTCCAAAAACTTCTGCTTGCCGCCCTCCGTCAAGCGGACCACGTTGTCGACTTTATTCTCGGTCTTCCAATCATGCTTGAGCGTGCCGAGATCCAGGCTGCCGTCGATAAACTGAATGACGTCTGACCACTGGGCGGCACTGATCGTGCCGGCAGGGAGGCGCTTCGGCGTCGGGAGTTCGAGCGATTCCTGCTTCGCTGGAGGTGCGGGCTGAGATGGCGGGGCGGCTGGTACTGGAGCCTGTGCCGGCTGGCTCGTCTCAGCCGGCTTGCTCGGTTCCGGCCGCTTGCCGGTCTCGATCTGGTTCTTCTTCTGCAATGCCTCGCGCACCCCGGCCAGTTCTGCCTCGTCCATGTCCGCGAGCCGGGATGCGTCGATGCCGCTCTCCAGATCCTCATCGGTCTCCACTACGTCGACCGGGTCGAGCGTCTTGTTCTCATCGATCGGGCCTTCGATCTGATACCGACCGGGAATGAGGACGCCCTCGATGTCGGAGCGAAGTTCACGAATCATCTTGAGATCGCCGTCGAGAATCAGCTCGAGGGTGTGGTGGGTCTGTGGCTTGCCGCCGTTATGCGTGACGCGCGGCACCCGGCGCAGACGCATCGGGATCAGCGCCAGCCGACCGGCGAGCCCTCGGATATAGTCCAGCGCGCTGTTCAGTGTTCTGGTGGAATGGAAAGAGCCCGTCGTGATCTGGTAGCACCCGCCCATCGAGACTTTGGGTAGCAGGACCATGAGGCTCGACTGCTCGGTGCAGGCGCCCCTGGGATTCGCGTCCGTCTTGAGGAAGTCACAGGGACACTTCTGATCGTGCCATTCGCCGGCCTCGTCGATCCGGCGCGCGGTCTCACCGTTGCCGTGACATTTCAGCCCGGTGCCCGATCCGTACATCGCGAGCTTCTGTGGGAAGAACACCTCGGGATCTTCGTGCGGGAGCATGATGTCGAGTTCGATCGGCTCCTTGCCGTAGACGTCCTCGACTTCCTGTGGCACGACGAACCACGGTGTCTCGCTGGGATATTCAACGCCCTTCGCGCTTTTCTTCTTGATCCCGAGCCGGATCTTGCCCAGCCTCGGTAGCTGCCGCGCCTCCGAGAACGAGCCCTTGATCCGGGTAAACTGCCCTTTCAATGTGGTCATGCCGCCCCCCCCTGTTGTTAGGATGTGATGCCGTGATTCACACGGCTCTGCAGCACGCCCAGTGCCGCAAGAAACCAGGCCCACTCCACCGCCTTCATCCCCGACGTCACCCGCGCCTCCTTGGCACGCGAGCCGTCCCGCTGCACATACACATCGACCAAATAGCCCGCATCCTCATACCCGTCCATCTTCGAATAGGCGACCAGCTGCATCGGGTCGGTCGCCGTCGGTGCGCCGGTCTTGAGGTCGATGATCGCCTTGAATCCTTTGGGACCAATCTTGACCAGCGCGTCCGGTGTGCCGGCGAATCCGAACTTGATGGAACAACTTGTCTCCTCTAGCTTGAGCGGATGGACCTGATTGCGCGTGATCCAGTCATCCATGCTGGCGCACCAACCTTCAAGGCCTAGAATAGGTTTCGGAGGTGGACAGAGATTCAAGGTAGAGCCGAGCATGAGTGCGAACCGCCGATGAAGGACCGTGCCTCTCAGTCGTGCAGCCTCTAAGACATCAGAAGGCAGCCCCGCATAAGGGTCGTAAGCCACTCTCCGAATCTGGCTGACGGAAAATAGATCGATCCCTTGATCCATGTCTCGATATTCGTATGTCATCCCGCGCTGACACTTAAGACGCACTGAGAGCCTCATGTTGACGAATACGTCGTTTATGTTCCCGCGTCGTCACCTTCCGGCATTCCCGACACTGCCTGCCGCCGTTCCTATCGAAATAGGTGTTCTTGTCGTCATATGCGTGGCCTGATGGACAGATCGTTTTCATTCGGTTTAGATTAGACGGTGCCAAACTTTCATGGTGTAGGGTATTCTGGGTCGCCAAGACAGCCTCTAAATGCGCCGCGTTCACACAGGCACGGTTTCTACAAATATGATTGAGCACGAGTCCTTGCCCAATGGGACCGTTGGCTAATTCATAGGCAAAGCGATGAGCGCGAACCATCTTGCCGTTCACTTTGAATAGCCCATATCCGTCATGGACAAATGCCGCCGTCCAGACGATGCAATCACCCGCATACATCGTGTGCGACCAAAACCGAATGTCGTTTGGACCGCCACGCTTCAGCTGCATCGGTCTACCCTTTCGTTCGTACTGAACTCCCGCTGAAATCGTCTATCTCGGCAAAGGGCGCAGGGAATTTGATCACGCCAAAACTCTTGTTTAAGAGGACGGGGCTGAGTTCCGAATGTTGAATGAGAAATTTCAGACCATCCGGCAACGTGTCGATGTCACCCACCAGCGCCGCGAGTTTGGGATCCGTGAGCCTCAGTGGTTTGGCTCGATCCCACCCGGCCAACATGTACGTTTTCTTCGGCGCCTTCGTGGACAACGAACTGGTGCCGAGATCGAGCGTCTTCGCCTGCATCGGGGCCACCGTGGTCACGACCTGCGAGGCCTTGAGTTCATGCGTGTCAGCCTTCTTCTCCAGCGTGTCGGCTTGCCGGTGGAGGGCTTCCGCCTCATCGATCGTCGTGGCCTTGTCGGCTTCCGCCCGAATCCGTTCAGCCTCTTCACGTTCCCTCTGCGCCTTCTCATCGAGTTCCCGTTGCTTGGTATTGGCCTCATCGATCAGGCGCTGCTGTTCGCGCTCTGCGGCCTTGCGCTCGTCATCGACCCACTTGGCCACCGCCATCTTCGCAGTCCGGCCCAACTCGTCGAACCCTTTGACGATCGGTTGCCAGATCAGATTCGCCTCCTTCACTTGCTTGTTCAGCGGCTCCGTAATGGTCGTCCGTTGCGACTCAGCATGATTCGATGCGAGCGTACACACCACCGCCAGCGCCGCGCATCGCTTCGCCGAGAGCACGTCGGTTGGCTTGAGCACCACGAAGCGCTCTCTGACCACTTCGAGCTGCTGCTTCAGCGCGTCAGGTTCTTTGAGTGCATAGATCTGGTCCTCAGTGAGCACCTCGACGATCGGGTCCTCGGTCACATCCTCTGCGAGTTCAAGACTGGCATTCATACGCCCACCCCCTTGTTAAAAGTTCCTGGTTCCTCCTTCGCACAATCGATGCAGGTCGTTCTCCCGTCCCGATTTCTCCACCACCAGGCGAGCCGCTGACAGCAGGGACAGACCTTCGCGGTGTCGGCCATGATGTCCATGCCGTGCCGGATGGGTGAAATCGTGATGAACGGCGTGGTCATAGTCCCAACTTTCGCAGGAGATTCTTCGCCCGATGGTAGGATTGCGTTTTGGCCTTGGACCGCTGACGGTTCGCCGACAACATGCCCGGTTTCATTTCGAACTGATTGAGCGGCCTCGCATCCAGGCGCGCTTGTCGAATGGCGCTCAGGTTCGGCAGCTCTTTGTACGGCCTCATGGACGCACCAGGCGGATGTTCGGGCGTGGCGGGGTCGAGGCGTCGTACTGCGATCCGTAATGCGGTTTCACCTGCTTCCACTTCCGGCGATCGTCCCACCAGGCCTTCCCCACGAGGAGCAGGATCCAGGCGAAGGACACGATGGCGATCCAGGCAAACACTTCGAGTTCCCAGCCCTTGGTCATGACGGCCTCCATGGTGGTTAGGCGGCGCGCTTCTTGCCGCGACCTGTGCGCGTTTTCTTGATCGGCTCAAATAGCTTGGCCTTTTCTAGGCCGAGGATGCGCCCCAGTTCGAGAAAGCGTGGATCGTTCGCGCGCACTTTCCGTCGTCGGTTGATGACGAGTGACAGGGTGGACGTATCCACTCCGACAGCAGCAGCCAGTTCGCATGCCGTTCTCCCGCTCAGCTTCACGGTCTCGTAGAAGCGGCGACTGATATAGGTTTGCGGGGCCATGAGATCATCGTAACGCATAATACACACCTCCGATGGCCTACTTATATACCGCCAAGGTAGGGCCTGTCAATACTTTTATGCATGTAAATTTATTGACATTGGAAATCTCGCGGGGGTATGCTGGGATCCAGCGGGAGTGCGCTATACCGCTAGAAGGAGGTGACAGATGCACATGGCTCTAAAGAAAGGCAGGCCAATCATCGGAAGTGACCGGATGAAGAAGACGAGCATCGCGCTGCCGGAAATTCTCATTGAGCGCTTAGGTGAGGGCGCGAAGAAGTCCGGCTTTCGGCACTGGTCAGAACAGGCCAGGTATGAGTTGATGCAGCCACGCGGCATGTGGAAGGCTGTGCAGCCCTATCTGCCGACTCAGGCAGCTCCTGAAAAAGCTTGAGTCGGGTGAATTGTGGGGCGTAGACAGTTCGGGAATGTGACTGATTTGTGGGAGCTTTGGTCGGGGCGAGAGGATTTGAACCTCCGACATCCTGCTCCCAAAGCAGGGCCACCACTACGTAAGCGATTCGATGACAGAGACTTGGCCTCATACGAATGGGGGCTAGTCTCGACATTATACCACTGCCTATGATGACGCGCATGGATTTTCACGAATTGAGCCAGTCCTATTTAGACAATCATCTGCGACAGCAAGTGACATATCGGGCCTACTGCCGGATCCACCGTCAATTCTTTTCCAGCTGGACCGAGCATCCGACCCGTCCTGAAATCAAAGCCTGGCATGTCACGCAGGCCGCACACGCCGCCCATGCGAACAAAGGATTAGGATACCTCAAGGCGCTGTACAATTGGGCGATGAACGATGGCACCTGGACGGCGGCCAATCCCGCACTCGGCATTCGACGCCACAAAACCTACAGCCGCGAGAGGGTGATGGATCACCGAGAACTCGCCGCTCTCCTCAATGGCCTGCCGATGCTCAATCAAAAATATCAGGCCTGGTTCACCTGTCGACTGTTGGTCCCCTGCCGGATTAAAGAACTGTGTCAGATGCGCCGTGATGACGTGAGCCCCTATGGGAAGTGGACGAAGCGCACGACCAAGAATGGCCGACCTCACACGGTCCACGTTCCGCAGCAAGCGTTGGAGCGATTGCAGTCGCTCCCCGATGAAGGGCCCTATTTCTTCATGGGACAATATGGACATCCATTGACGGAAGGGGCTGTGCGAAAAATCTGGACTCGATGGCGGGCGGAATTGGGATTACAGGATCTGTGGCTCTTAGATTATCGGCGCACACTCGCTACCTATCTCTACCGCGTCATGAAGGTGGATGATCTCACGGCTAAGGCGATCCTCAATCACTACGACAGCCGGCCGGTGGCGATCTATACACGGCTCGACTATGAATACCTCGCCACCATCATTCAGGGTTATGCGGATTGGATCATGAAACGTCTCTAACCGTTCGATCGAACAGGAGGTTGCTATGCGATCGCTTCTTCTCGGTGCCGTGCTCGTCATCCTGCTTTCAGGATGCTCGGTGTTTTCGTATGATCTGACGCCGCCTCTAGTCGCGCCGCTCACGGTCCCACCCGCCGGTCCAATCCATACGGGAAGGGACTGCGGCGTGACGCTGTTCGGCATTGGGTTTGGCACCTTGCGGATCGCGGACGCGATGCAGGATGGTGGGATTCTTCAGCCGACGAAGATCATGCTCGATCAAAATGCCGTGCTGCTCGTGGGATGGAATTGTCTGACCGTTGAAGGGCCCGGCCCCGGTCCTGTGGCGCCGGTCTTTCACAAGCCTCGCCGCTGAGATGACGACGATCACCGTGCGGTTTCTAGCATCGCGCTCCAGTCTCTTGCCGTGGATGCTGGAGCGGGCCAGGCTAGGACGCTATGAGGCGATCCTGATCGAGGGCCGTGCGGCACATCAGACGGTGTTCGTCCTGCCCTGTGAGGACGCGGTGCGCGCGGCTGCCATCGAACTGGCCCAGCTGCTCAAACACCACAAAGGCTTTGCCTGGGTGAATGGTCAGGCGATCGATCCGCTCAGGCTGGCGGCGGTGCTGCGCTGCTACGGGCAGAGCCTACTCGTCTCGGATGTGCGCGGGCACTGCTGGATCCCGCGCGGGATGCTACTCTTTCCCTGTCGAGAGGCTAGTGGATGGGCGATGCATCTCCGGGCCTCTCATCCGGCCTCGCTCCGTGCCCAAACCGAAGCCGTGCTGGTCCAGCGATCGTGTCACTGGTGTCCCTCGCTGCGGCTCGATCAATGGGAACTCGAATGCGGAGAGGGCGATATCTCAGAGCCCTAGACCAGCGGGCTCGGGCGCACTTCCCAAATGAACGGCACGAGCTGACTCACCCGATTGCCGCCTCCATCCGTCACATACCCGGCCACTTCCATCATGCCTGGCGTCAGATCGGTCGGCTGAAACTGATAGGTCGCCTTGCCTTTGTTCGTCACCTGATCAGGATCGTTCGTCATCACCTTGGTCTGCACCGGCCCATTGCCCACCTTGTAGGCCAGGGAGGCGGTGAGCCCGGTGAGCGAGAACGGCAGATTACTGTTGCCAGCATCCACAAAGACAAAGGCCACGATCGTGCCGTCGCCGGCCACGAGTGAATAGTTCGGGAAGGCCATATTGGAATCTCCTTAGAGGATCGAGGTCTGGTTGATCGTCATGGTCGCACGTACCGTCTGCGGTTTGGTCTGCGCGCAGCGCACGGTCAGGGGCAGGGTCTTCGCACAGCGCACGGTGAAGACGTCGACCAGGCCGAGCCGTGCCGGACTCGCATAGGCCATCTCGGCATCGATGATGAGCGGGGGCACCGTCGTGCCGTGATAACTCGGCACCCACCAGAGATCCTCGTCGAGAAAGAAATTCTTGGCCCCAGGGAGCGCGTCGTCCTCGGTCTGTGGCAGGCGCAGCGCCCAGGTTTGGACCATCGGGCCCAACACTGCCCAGAACTCCACATCGACAATACTGGACGCTGGCGGGGCCAGGTCGTCGCTGTCCATGATCGCTTGCCGCACCATCGACTGACTGAAGGCCAGAGAGGCGAGCGCGACATCTTCATCCAGCGCGAAGTTGGCCGCATTCGGCAGCACCTCATCGTCGGTGAAGGCTGGGAACGGCGGCAGCATCGGCCAGATTGTGACGCGCAGCCAGAGCTCGTCTTCACCGGAGAATCCTGAAGATGGTGTGGGCCAGACATCCTCATCGGTCGTGCTGGGAACCAATGGGAGCCGCCCGAGGGCCATCCCACTAACGGACCAGAGATCCTCATCGAGAAAGAAGTTCGCGGCCCCTGGCAGTATCTCGTCATCGGTGATGGCTTGGAGCGGGAGGAGGTAGCCGCGATACGATGGCAGCCACCAGAGATCCTCATCCACAAAGAAGTTCTTGGCGTTCGGCAGCGTTTCATCGTCAAGGATCGCAGGGGCCGGAGGACTGACCGGCCAGGTGACCAGCCGCAGCCAGAGGTCGTCCTCCATCTGCGCCGGCGCGACGAACGGCACGCGCTCATCGGTATCGAGGAACGGCGGACGATTGGTCAGGAAGACCTGCTGTGGATTCACCCACCAGGCTTCATGCTCGAGCGCGAAGTTCTTGGCGTTGGGGAGCACATTCTCATCGGAGAGGAAGGCTTGCGGAGGGATCGGAGGCGTGAGCAGCAGCGGGTTAATCCACCACTGTTCATATTCGAGAAAGAAGTTCTTGGCGTTCGGGAGGGATTCGTCGTCGAGGAAGGGACCGAGCCGAGGGGGACGTGGCACCAGAATCAGAATCACGTCACGCCCCTCCTCGTCTTAGGCTCGCTTAGGTGAGCGGGAGATGCTGCTCGCCGCCCTTGTCAATGCGGACGTCCGCCGAGGCCAGGGTATGTCCTGCTGCCACGAGTGCGCTGACCGCCGCTTGGGCCGTCGCCACTTCACTGCCAGGCTCACCTTCTGCCGCAGGGCCGGATCCACGGATCACGATGGTGTAGGTGTTCATGATGGACTCTCCTTGGATAAATATAGGTACAAGGCACGGCAGCCGCCCCACTGTGAGACGGCTGCCAGCATCCGTTCGGATTACTCTTGGAATTCCAGGTTGGCCTCGTAATTCATCGAGACCGTGCCGCTCGCCACGAACAGATCGAGCGACTGTGTCGCCGAGCCTTCCAGCACTTTCATCGAGTCGGGATTGGCCGCGACCCATCCACCCGGTCCTGCGGCGCCTGAAACGCAACCGCATTGCAGTGTCGGTCCGCCGGTGCCGGGGGTGATCGCCGCGGCGAGTGTCGCGGACCATCCTGCGGTGGCTTTGCAGGCTTGTGCGCCGGGATCGGATGGCGCAGGCGTGGCAGCGGTGCCCCCTGATCCTGCCGTGGTCGTCCATTTCTTAATGCGATAGGCGATCCCGGAGAGCGCGGTCAAGCCCGCCCCTTTGCCTCCGACGATCAGGGCCTGGAGCGCAATGTTGCGCGTGCCTGGCTTGAGAAACGCCTGCTCGGTTTCGGTGTTCGCCGTGCCGTTCGTCTGATAGTTTTCCAGCGTGGACTTCGACATCAATGTATAGACAAACATAAGACCCTCCTTGATGAGAAAATGACAAGGCCACGCCAGGAGCTGCTCTCCCCTGCGTGGCCTTTGTCCGGTGTAACTGGGTTAGGCTATCGTGTCAGTAAGGTTTCAATCTTCCGTTTCAGTCCCTCCAGAATGGTGCGCACGTCAGCTCCGTCATGATCGAATCGGCGACTCCTTCAAGAGTGTCGCGATGGGATTGCACGACGCCTCGCCCAGCGTCTGCATCTCCGCCGTCGTGAGAAACCGGCCGTAGCGTTCCATCTGCTCCTGCTGCACTTTCTGCCAGAACACTTCATCCGGCATGGCGCCGAGTCCATATTGCGGCCCCCACTGTTCGGCACAGGGAGAATCACAGAGCCAAATCGCAAAAGTGCAATTCTCCTCCGGCACATAGGCGCCGAGCTTCCCGCAGTTCGCGCAGAAGAGGGGGACCATGTTGAGGAATCCCCAGGTGGCGAACTGCATACGGATCGCGCCCTTGGAATCCTTCAGCCGGCTATCCGGCAAGATGTCAAATGTCGAGTCGTTGAGATCCATTTAGGCCTGTTGCACCGTGAGAAAATATTTGGCGTCTTCCTCGAGCGTAGGACCAGCCGCTGGAGCTTTGAATGCGGAACTACAGGCGGCCCAGTGCTGGATGCCGGTATGCGTGCCGACCGTGGTTTCGGCGTAAATAAACGTGATCTGTGTAGTGTCGGCATTGTAGAGAAAGGCGCAGCCATCGTCCTCGCACAGATGCGACGGCCCTGTGCCTCCCCCACCACTATCGTTGCTCAACCAATCGGCTATCAGCGGTAGGATGGTCGGCGTATGCCCGTTCGCATCGGTGACGGTCGCTTTGCTGGTTTTGAACTCCTGCGTCATCATGCTGACCACAAGTTCATTGGCGGCGGATGGCGTGATGGTGTCGCTCGTGATATTGCCGGCAGTCGTCTGTAGACCACTCGATCCCGTCCCATCCACATCATGCGGAGAGGTCGCGGCTCCCACCACGTCAAGAATACGAAGCATCTGATCCGTTGATAAAGTTGATCCACTATAGGTCGCCGTGAGCGTCATCGTGGGGCTGGCCGTCAAATTCGGCGCGTAACAAATTTGCGCGAGGCTGCTGGTGCCGTTCGTCTTGGTCGTCCCCGCGTTCCAGGTATTGCTATTGGAATCGGTCACCGTGATTGACACATCCGGCGCGGACCACATGCCGACCAGCAGGTTCCCGAAGCATGGCACTTGATGGACTTGTGATGTGGTGCCGTAATAGAGGAACTGGACCGTCTGCACCTTGATGCCAGCAGGCAACGCGTTGCCTGCTGACGCGGAGTGCAGCACGAACAAGACCGAGTTCCAGCTATCAGTTCCTGGAACCGAGAGCGTACAGGCCCCACTACCCGATTGCGTCACAGAGGTCTGAACAAAGCGACCTTGTTTTCGATCTGCACAATACAGACTGAAATTCGTGCCTGCCGCAATCGAGCCCGTCAAGGATGGCGTCAGTGTCGTGATATCGGTCCCGAACATCCACACGAGATCGCCTGCCGTGATCGCGCCTGACGGTGTGATGCTTGGGCTCGTAGAACTATCTGAACCAGTGGGGCCAATCGCGCCGATTGTTTGTACGTTTCGCCATTCCTGCAGCGAAAAGGATGCGGAATCGACGGCCCCCACGGTAAATGTCACGGTGATGACTTGCGTGCCTGCAATCGTGTTGAGCGTATACCAGCCTTCTATTTGCTGTCCACCAGTGGTCACCGTTTTCGGATTCACCCAGGTATTACCTTTGTCATCAGCGACCGCCGAGACACAGCCGCCTCCAAAGCCAAATTCCATGCCGAGGCACAAGGCATTGCCACCAGGGCTCGGATTGGGCAGCGTGATTTTCAGCGTAGCCGTGGGCGATCCACCATTGCCTTCCCGCCCGCTATGCACGCCTTGTACGTAAGTCGGAGTGGCCATTACTGACAGATCAA